CTTACCCGCACTCTTACCGCCAGGAATTGCCCCAAGTGCAGACATAGCCGCCTTGCCGTACTCGCCTTCAGACAGTGCCTTACCAGTCTCAAGGATAGCGTCTGCTGTGCCTGAAGGAGTTAAGTCCACTGCAAAGTCTCGGATACCTTCAGCGTACTCTCGGATACCCATCTTAGGAGCCTGCTCTTCTTCTACAGTTTCAGAGAGTGTTAGCGGGTCATCCATCAAACCGCCCTCATTCATCTGGGGCTTGGTCGGTTCTTTGTAATAGTAGACAGGTTTCATATCATCAGGAAGATCACTGTCTTCATCTGCCATCTCAAACTCTTCGACGTAAGAGCGAGCAATCTCTAAAGCCTGCTCTGTTGTCAGGTTCTGACGTTGCTCTTCATCCATCATCTCGTAAAGCTTCTTGCCGACTTCGTTGTTGTGAAGATCCATCTCTACTGCACGTTCATCCCCACCACCAAAGATGTACTCCTTGGCGTTCAAGATAATGTCAGAGGCTACATCGGGATATTGTGAGTACAGGGCAAGCGAACCACCAATGTGACGAATCGCATCATACTTATTATCTACTTCGTCATAGTTCGTATCTTCTGCCTTGCGTAACTCTTTCGCAAACTCTTCCGCTTTGTTTTTAATCGATAGCGGTGCGAGCAGGCCAGTATCCCGTTCTTCTGCCATTAGTGCTTCCCTTCCTCAGCTTTTTGCTGGGCCTCATCTTTTAAAGTTAACAAACGACGTACTTCCCTGATCTGGCCTTGGATGGCATACATTTCAGACTCAGCTTGGCACTGCTCTAGTTGGAGATGTAAATAATTTAACCGGTCCCCGACATACGTCTCCAACCGGTCCATATTCTGTTTGCCGTTGACTAACGCTAAAAGCTTACGGGCTGTCTCGACCTGCATTACTGTGGAGTCTCCGGTCCAGCGGCATCAGGACGACTAAATCCTTCGGCTCCCGGCTCAGGTGCGTTTCCTGGCCCCATAGCGCCCGCTCCTACGCCTGCTTGGTTGTCAACGGTAGGTGACCCTTCCTGACCCTGTTGCGTCGCTCCTGCGGCCTGTGGTTGCGTCTGAGGCATACTTTCTTGGTACATCTTCATGAGTTCAGCTTGAATAGCCGCCTCACGTGGGTCATTGACGATCTTATCTTCGTCTAGGTCTAAGCTAGCGGCAATCTCACGCAAGATGTAATCGAACTTGATCATCGGAGCCATTGCTGGGTTTGCACCCATCTGCATTACCTGCATTAACTTCTGCGACCGTATCTCGTTGCGCATCAAAGATTCTGTACCCTTAGCAACAACAGCCAAGTCACCGTTTGCTTCTGGGTCAAAGTCGAACTGCATGTTGAATGCGAACATAGCTTTGCCAAGTGGCGACAGCAGATAGTCGTCAATATTTTTGACCACCGTCTTGATGTTCTGTGCAGCCGCACCCATCAGCATTGACATACCAGAGGCTGTGCGACCTACGCCCATGACACCTGTCTGTCCGTGTGAGAAAGATGGTATGCCGGTAGACTCATCTGCAAGCTGGCGAGACTTATCAAACAGCATCATGTTCTCATTGGCTACGTTCTGGAACTTAGTTGAGAATAAAGCCTGCCCCGGAGCACCACCCTGACGACGGAACACCTTTCCGGGAAATACCGATAAATCCTGACCGGGAACGAGGTTCGTTTCATCAACCTCAAAGATTAAGTTGCCGGACAATACAGCGTTATCCACAGCCATACGCATAAAGCCGTTCATCAACTGCTGTGTATCTTCCATGTTCTCAGCCACACCAATACCAAAGAATGAGTATGGGTTGAGTTCGTAGGGTACAGCGTAGAATGGGATGCGTGTTGGCTTGAATGGGTTCAGTACGAGGCGAAGAATGTTACCACCGCAAACCCATGCATTGATTTGAATCTGATCTTTGTCTTTAAGTTCTTTGGTTAGCTCTAAGCCTGCGTCCTTGGCAATCTCAGAATCGACAACACCCCAGTACTCTAAGACTTCCCAACGATTGACTTCGTTTGTGTAGTTGCTGTCATCGATGACATCTTCCCAGTACTCTTTGACGTAGTTAGGACCAGCCATGATGGCACGTTCTACAGCCTCTGCTCTAAACAGAGGGCGGTCCTTTAGCTCACGCATCTGTGAACGAGACATGCGGTGACGGTACACAACGTGCTCTGCCTCGTCCATGTTGTATGCGTCAGAGTCTGGATAGAAGTTCCAGATAGAGACTGCTTCTAAGCGTGGGCGAGTCTTAATGACAGGGTTGTACTCTCCGTCAGAATCCCACTTAGGGTACTCGACCTCTTGAGCAAATGGTCCTTTGATAATCCCTGTGCCAAATAAGCACTGTTCAAACGCAACAAAACGTAGGTGCTTGTTACCATCTGATTCTGAGATTTGATCGTGGATCTTTTTCTCCATCCGAGTCGCCGCTTCTTTAGCAGGCTCGTAGATGGCAGAAGTCATGGTGTTGCCCGGACCTGACTTGACAGATTCTTCTGCACCGGCAACATCTTTAGCAATCGGGCCGAGGTCTCGTGCACTGACAGCACCCGGAGGTACTTCACGTCCGTCACCGGCATAGCCGACGTTTAGCTCTTCGTAGATATCTTGTAAAGGCTCAGGGATACCTGCGTCTACATGCACAGTATCCTGAATGCCTTCTGGGACTGGAGTCTGTTCAACACCAATAGGAAACTTGTTACCGGCAAAGAGTACATCAGTCACTTGGCTGTATGCGGCAAGGACTTTGGTCTTGGTAATCTTAATGAAGATCTGTGAACGCTCAGTCTCTGTAAACTGAGTCGTATCGTCGTACACACCACGGTAGTTCTTATACGACGTTAGCCAACGCTCTTCATCTGATAACCGACGATCCTTTGCACGTTGAAACTTGTCTTGGATCATTGAGACAAAGCCAAAGTACTCCGAGTCATCTGCAGCGTCTGCAGAGTCCTCCAAGGCCATTACTTCATCATCATCAAATTCTGGTTTGTCTACAATTGCCATCTATACACCTATTAGTAGCCGAAGACAGGGTCTGCCGGTCTCCAAGCTGTTTTATTAAAGTCGTTACCAAAGTCAAATACACTTCTTGACTTCGGGCGAGACATGATTCCGTATCTGATCGAATCGTAGGCGTGATCGGATGCGTATCGAGGATCAATGTCATCTGTCCCTTTGGGGTCAGTCGGTATGACTTGAAGGTCTGCAATGATTTGTCTGCAGGTATTGAAAAACACAATGTTAGGCTGTTCTATCTGCTCATCGATTTTGAGCAACTCGTGCAGTCTGTTTTTACCTGCAACACGAGAGCCACCTGTCCGGTCAGATGGTCTCCACCGACAACCCTCTGCAATCATCTCTTCTGCAATGGATGGCCCTGTGTGCCCACGGCTGTGCCATGTCGAGCTATCCAATACGCCGTACCGTATCTCTTCTCCAGACTCTAACTCAAGCACTTTTTGAGCTAACTCTCGTGCAGTGTTTTTAGAAACATATAACTCACGATAGACATACAGGGTCTCAAAGGCAGGGTCAATTGCAAACCAATGCACTGCTGAGAATGAACTGTATCCAAAGTCACACGATCTGAACTTTGTCCAGTTGGCTGGTATATCAAACGGCTCGCATGTATGAATGGGTATTCTGAACTCTGGGAAAGCCGCCCCGTCCGCAATCGTCCAATCACCCTCTAGTAACTGGCGACGCTGTTGTTCCGGCATCGAAAGCAGGTTCGCTTCGTACATCCCGTCTTCATACAAGTACGGGTTGTCTTTTAGCGTTGCTGGAATGAACCGTCGATAAAACAGTGGCTCTCCAGCCCGTGAATGGTTGGGCGGGAAGCGTAACTCTTCGTTTGTTTCTAAATCACGAGGTACAAACGGGCTGTTGGCCGGTGAAGGGTCAATAAACATCTGCTTGACCCAACCGTGGCCCGGACCTCCAGGGTTTGTGGTTGCCCGCATGCACAGCGGCAGGTTAGGATCTGTTGTACGCAATCGTGAGCGCATGTAATCCCACGCAAAGGGTGTAGAGTGCTGTGTTAGCTCGTCAAAGCCAATCCAAGTAAACGCCTGCCCTTGATAGCGCAGTACATCGTCCTCACGGTCCAAATATGTGAACCACAAGCGTGCTCCGCT